ACACCTACTGTTCAAACAGTTACTGGTCTTTCATTAACTAATCAAGGTAGAAACTATGCAACTCCTCCAACACTTATCTTTGAAGGTGGTGGTGGACAAGGTGCTCAAGGTGCTGCTGAAATTGATGTATTAGGTAAAGTTACATCTATTAGTATCGTAAATGAAGGTGAATATTATGATGAACCTCCTTATATTTTAATCACTGGTGGTGGAGGTATAGGTGCTAAAGCGGAAGCAACTGTATCTCAAGGTAAAATTATTGATATTACTGTTACTGAACCAGGTGAAAGTTATACTGGTTCTCCTAATGTTATCTTTACAAAACTTGTTAATCTTAAACGTAAGACAAGAGCAAGACAGGCATTTAACTCATCTAATATATTCTTAACTCTACAGATGCTTATCCAGGATCTGGTACTATTATTGTTAATAGAGAAACTATTACTTACACTTCTAAATCAAGAGAAAAATTTACTGGTGTAACTAGAGGTGTTAACTTTAATTATGATCAGAGAATTATACTTGATGCTGGACAAAATGATTCTGAAGGTATTTCAACATACCAATTCCAAGTTGGTGATAGAGTTATTAGAAAGGTTGAAAATGCTGCAAACAAGGTTGCTAAAGTATATGACTGGAACCCTTCAACTAGAGAACTATTAGTTGTATTTGAAATTGATGAATTAGCATTTATTGATGGTGGATTACCTTCTACAGAAGATGCAATAGTTCAGTTTGATGCTGGTGTTGCTGCTTCTGCTCCAAGTGGATTCCAACCTCATGTTGTTTTACAAACAGCAAATGAAGTAGGTCAAGTGATACCACTTTTAACTGCACCAACACTTACAACATTACAGGATGCAGCATTTGAAGATAATGATGAACAAGATGGTGCAGGTGATGGTATCGCTGATTTGGTAAATACTGGAACAGACTTTGAGAACCAAATCAATCTTGATGGTGGTATATACAGTTCTCTATATGGTATTGAAGCAACTCAGGGTGGTCAAAACACTACTCTATTCCAAGTTGGTGATAATATTAAGGATGGTTCAATACCATTTAAATATGCTACTGTAGGGACTGCAGGTGCTCTTGCAGATGGTGTAGACCATACAGCACTAGTAAAACTATACTTAGATGCTAATAATGCAAATGGTCAAAGTTTCAGTGTTAATGAAGTTGTAACAGGTAATATTTCTGGAGTTATTGGAACTGTTGTTACTTGGGATCCTGTAGAGGTAAGTCTTACTGTTAAAGATATTGTTCCTTATAACACAGGTGATGTTAATGTTGGTGTAAATGGTTATTTACATAAATTCTCTGAGAAGGGTACTATAGTTGATTTCTATGTTCAAACAGCAGGTACTAACTATACAGCAGTTCCAACATTAGCAGTTGAAAATATTGGTGATATACAGGCAACTGGAACCGTTAATATGACTACTGCAGGTGACCAAGTTGCAAGTATTACTATAACTAACGGTGGTTATGGTATTACACAATCTGTAGATGGATCATATAACCTTCATCCTACAGTAACATTTAATAATGCAGCAGGTGATACCACTGGTGCAGGTGCTAAAGCATATGCAATTATGGGTGGAGAAAACATCGTTGGTAATGGTGGTGCAACTTATCGCATCAAATCAATTGAATATACTACACAGGTTCGTTCGTAACCTTCATAAATAAACAAGAGGACAATAGTCACTAGGAAATGGCAGCTCTATTAACTGATCAATTTAGAATTTTTTCAGCTCAAAAATTCATTAAAGCTCTTGAGGGTCCAGATGCAACCCAGAGCGACACGGCTGCGGGTGCAACGAGAGATCGTTTGTACTTGTTTATTGGTAGACCACAAAGTTGGGATAATGAAAACTCGCCTCCACAGGCAGTTGACTCATTTGCCGAATTTTCTGGTGCTTATGATGATATGGTTTCTCTGAAGAGAGTCCTTGCTTCAGATACCGTTCAGGTGGTTCGTAGAATTGACTGGGTTTCCCCAGAACAAACTACTGGTGGATTAGGTTTTACCTATGACATGTATCGCCAAGACTATTCTCCTAGTAAAACTGCTGCATCTGGTGCTACTAAACTATATGACTCTGACTTTTACGTTGTAAACTCTCAGTATCAAGTTTATAAGTGCATCTATAACGGAACTTCACCTTCCGATCCTAACGGAAAACCTTCAACTGTTGAACCTACTGGAACATCTACTTCAATTATCACTACTGGTGATGGTTATCGCTGGAAGTATATGTATACTATTCCTGTTGCATCTGTTCTTAAGTTCTTCTCTACAGACTATATGCCTGTCTTTACTAATGATTCTGTAAAGACAAATGCTGTTTCTGGTGAGATTGACACCGTAGTTATTAATGCTGCTGGTTCTGGTTATAACAATGGAACATATGATAACGTTGCTATTAACGGTGACGGAACAGGTGGTCGAGTTTCCATCGTTGTTGACGGTGGTAAAGTTATTTCAGCAACTGTTACATCTGGTGGTACTGGTTATACTTTTGGTAAAATCAGTGTTGACAATATTACTGGTATTGGCACAGGTCAAGGTGGACAAGTTGATGTTATTATTCCTCCTCCTGGTGGTCACGGTGCTGACGCAGTTGTAGAAATTGGTGCTTTCCGAGTTATGATTAACGCCAAACTCTCCTATGATGAGGGTGCTGGTGACTTCCCGATTGATAACGACTATCGTCGTATCGGTCTTATTACTAATCCTTTGAAGTTTGGAACTGCAGAATTGATTGCAGATTTGACTGTTTCTGCTACTAAAGCAGCAATTTTCTCACCTACTTTCCAAGGTAATTACGTTCCTGATGAAATTATTACTCAAACACGTGTTGTTGGTGGAACCAACGTTACTGCTCGTGCAAGAGTTATTTCATGGAATGCAACAACAAAAGTTTTGAAATACTATCAAAACTCAGTAGATGGTATCTTCCCTGAAGTTACTGGTACACAAAATGAGTTTGATGGATCTAATGTTATAAGTGGTGCAACATCTGGTGCTGCTGGTCAACCTGATGTTAATTTCCCTGCCGTCCCTAATTCCTCCTCTAGAACTATTAACAACACTGAATATGACTTGGGTATGAAATTCAACAATGGTTATGCTAAACCTGAAGTTGCTTCAAGTAGTGGTTCAGTTGTTTACATAGATAATAGGAGATCTATTAGTCGTGCTAACGACCAGGTAGAAGATATTAAAATCGTAATCGAGTTCTAACGAATGGCACAGAATACTAATTTAAACGTAACACCGTATTACGACGACTTTGATAAAGCGAAGAACTTTTATCGAGTGTTATTCCGTCCTGGATTCCCAATACAGGCAAGAGAACTTACGAGTATGCAATCCATCCTGCAAAATCAGGTGGAAAATATGGGAACGCACCTATTTAAAGATGGTGCAATGGTCATTCCTGGACAAATTGGATATGACTTAGAAGTTGATGCGATTCAGGTTCAAGAAAGTTTCTTGGGTGCTGATGTAGAGAATTACCGTACTCAACTTACTGGAAAAATTATTACAGGTCTAACCTCTGGTGTTAAGGCCAAAGTTCTTTATAGTATTTCTGCTACAGAATCTGAGAAAGGTTATATCACTTTATATCTAAAGTATATTGAATCTGGAACAGAAACAGGTGGTACAGATAATACACAACAAACATTTATTGATAATGAACAGTTAGTTACTGATACTGAAATTACCTTTGGAACCACTTTGATTGAAGTTGGATCACCATTTGCTCAGTTACTTCCAACTGCTGCAGTCCAAACTGGATCTGCTGCATATGTCCAAAATGGTGTTTACTTTATTCGTGGATTCTTTGTAGACGTTCCTTATCAGTATATACTCCTTGATCAATATGGAAGCACACCAAAATACAGAATCGGACTCGAAATTCTTGAGTCAATCATCACCCCAGAAGATGACTTATCACTCAATGATAACGCTGCAGGCACATCTAATTATGCTGCTCCTGGTTCTCATAGATTCAGAATAACAACTAATCTAGTTAAGAAATTACTTACAGATGAGGCAGATAAAGACTTCATAGAATTACTGCGTATTAACGGAGATAAAGTAGAAAAACTTGTTGACCGTAGTGCATATGATGAATTAGAAAGATCCCTTGCTACCAGAACTTATGAAGAGTCTGGAGACTATGTTGTAGATGATTTCCAGATCACTATGAGAGAAGGTCTTAGTGATGGATTTAATAATGGTGTTTATGAAGCAGGTGATACTACTGCTGATGGTAATTCAGCTGCAGAAAATCTTTTTGCTGTTGAGTTTGGACCAGGTACTGCATACGTTAGAGGATATAGAATTAAAACTCTTGCTCCAACTTATGTTGACCTAGCAAAACCAAGAGATACAAACTCTGCACAAAATACAATTATTCCTTTTGAGTTAGGTAACTATTCTAAAGTAAGTAATACTTATGGATTCCTGAACACATCTGGATCTACTATTACTAATGCATATCAAACTTTAGAATTGCGTGATAACTTTACAGCAACTCCTGGTGATGCACAAGGTAATATTATTGGTTATGCACGTTCTGCATCGATAGAATTTTTAACTAATCCAGATGGAACATTTGGTAATGCTGATGATCAGTACAAACTACACATTTTTGATGTGCAAATGTTTACTGTCATTCAGATGGCAAGTGCTCAAACTATAACAACTACTGCTTCTGATAATAGAGGATCTCTTGTTGTTGGTAAAACATCTGGTGCTAGAGGTTTCTTAGTTAATCCTATAACCAGTGCTACACATATACAACTGTATCAGGTTGAAGGGATTTTCCAGAAAGGAGAAATGATTACTGTTGATGGATTAGATAAGGATGTTATTTCTAATCTTCATACTTATCAGTATTCAGATAGTCGTCAAGTATGTGCTAGAGATGAAAGTAATAGTGCTGTAGAATTTACTGCTGATATAATTTTAGATGATATAAGACCTTTACAAGGTATTACATTTACCTATGATGCTACGGGTGGTTCAGAGAAAATTACGGGAACAAATTCTAATTTCGTATCTGACCTACGTCCTGGTGATAGAATTTATTTTAATGAAACTAAGTATGTTGATGTTGATTTTGTAACTCCAACTAACTTATCAACTGCTAATAATGCTACTATCTTTAACTATTCATCTCAAGTAGTACTTGTTACTCCTGCTGGCGGTGGTGCTGCTCCTAGTGCAGGAACATATACTAATTTACTTCGGTATAGAGGTAAATTAACTGACATTGATAAAGCAACATTAATTAAAGAAATGCCTAAACCTTATGTTAAGAGCATTTCTGATGAATCTATGATTGTTAGAAGAACATTTGATAATCAAACTGTCTCTACTAACTCACTTTCTATTACTCTTCCTGAGAACGAACAGTTCCAAGCTATTACTGATGCAAATTATACTTTCACAGTAATGGGTGGAAGTAATGGTACATATCCTATTGGTGATCAATTACCTGTTGATACTGTAAACAGTGGTGGTGTAGGATATACAACTTTTGCTGATCCTTCTACTAAGACTACTCTTAATATTGCTAACTTAACAAATATTACTTCTGTTAAGGTTACAGCAACAATATCTAAGAACGTTACTACTAAGAAGTCTAAATCACCGACAAATATGTTTGTCTTGAAGGTTAATCAAAGTGTTCAAGACCTTGATAAGATGCCGTACGGACTGACTTATTCTGGTGTATATGGAACTAGAATTGAAGATAAAGATATATCTTTAGGATTAACAGACGTATTCAATGTTCATGCTGTATATGAGTCTTTAGATGATAATGATCCTATAATTCCATCAGTTACTTTAGTTGAACCTGCTTTCTTTGCAAATAAGAGTATTGTAGTTGGTAGAACTTCAAAGGCAAGAGCAAGTGTTGTTGATTTCAACTCAAGCACATTAAAATTAACTGTTGTTTATCTTGAGGGTAAATTTGTTTCTGGTGAAACATTAGATGGATTTAATAGTAGTAATGTTGCTATTCAAGGTATTATTAATGATTCTGTAGGTTCTGTTATTGAAGGATCTAAAGTAATTACAGATCGTTATGTTTTACAAAATGGTCAAACTGATTTCATTTATGGAACATCTAAACTTGTAAGAGAAAAAGGTGTTGCATTACCTATTAGAAAATTAAAGATTGTATTAGATTATTACGCACATGCTGCAACTGGTGATTACTTTGCTGGTCAATCTTATCTTGATACTAACTATGCAGATATACCTTTCTACGATAATCTATTCTTACCTGATTTCCTAGACTTCCGTCCAGGTGTTAAGAATCTTTTCCAAGGAACAGGATCTGTTGCTTCTCCAGCATATGTTCAATTACCAACTTTAGATTTTAAAGCAAGAATATTCCCAACTTCTGGTACACCTTCTGCAACTCTATTTGACGTTCCTCAAATTAATAGTGACTTTAGGTGTGATTTTGATTGGTATTTGTCAAGGGTTGATAAAGTATTTGTTCTTCCTACTGGTGAATTCCAAATCATTAAAGGTAAGTCTGCAGAGAATCCTACAGAACCAGATGATTTACAAGATGGTATGCTTCTAGCAATTCTAAAGCATGATCCATATACATTCGATACTTCTGAAGATACTGTTATAGTAAAATCAGATAATAAGCGATATACCATGAGAGACATTGGTAATATCGAAGATCGTCTTAATAATGTTGAGTACTATACATCACTCAATATGCTTGAATCAGATACATTTAATTCTGAAATTTTAGATGCATCTGGTAAGAGTCGTTTGAAGAATGGATTTATTGTAGATGACTTTACAGATCATTCTAAGTCTGATATGGATGAAGAAGATTATAGTGCTTCATTAGATTATGAATCAGGCACATGTCACGCTTCTCATTATACTACTAATATTTCTTTATTAATTGATGATTCATTATCACAAAATATTCAGCAAACTGGTCCTCTAATTACTCTTCCATATGTTGAGGAAGCATTAATTATACAACCATATGCTTCTAGAGTTGAGAATGTAAACCCATTCAACGTTTTTGCTTATATTGGACGTATTGATTTAACTCCAGCATCTGATGACTGGGTAGATACTAATCGTCTTCCAAGAAGAGTTACAAGTATTGAAGGTAATTTCAGAGCAACAAGAAGAAGACTTAATGTAGACCAGAATGGATTTGCTCCAACTCAATGGAGAGCATGGAGAACCACATGGACAGGAACATCTCGTGGTAGATGGAATAGATGGAGAGAGCATACATTTGCTAACTTTGTTCCAGGTAGAGGTCGTCGTGTTCTTGGTAGTAGAACAACTACTACAACTCGTCGTCAAACAAGATCTGGTATTAGAACTAGAGTTGTACCAAGAATTGATAGAAGGTCATTAGGAGATAGGATAGTATCCGAAACTTCAATACCGTGGATTAGGTCTAGGAACGTTGAGGTTGTTGTTGCTCGTATGAAGCCAAGAACTTCATTCTTCTCATTCTTTGATGGTCAGAAGATTGATGATTATATGATTCCTAAAGTTATTGAACTTATTAAGAACTCTTCTACTGATAGTAGAACTAACTCAACACCATTTGTGGTTGGAGAATTAGTTAGAGGTTTGACTAGTAGATGCAGATTTAGAGTTGCTGCACCAAATGACTTCTTTAAGTACAATCAGTATGATGATACTGAGATGCCATCCTCTTATGCATCTACAACACCATTCTTGAATATTGATACTGAATCACTTGCTAGAAGAGCAGTAGGACGTTATTATGGTAACTTCCAAGTTGGTGAAGTTTTAGTTGGTCAATCAGGTGCAAGAGCAGTTGTTAAAGATCGTAGACAAATTACAGATAGATTAGGACAATGGAAAGGAGCATTCTTCATTCCAAATCCTAGAAATAGAAATAATCCACGTTGGTCAACTGGTGATAGAACTCTAAGACTTACAACAAGTAAGACTGATTCTAGACTTCCTGGAACAGTTGCTTCTTCTGCAGAGACTGAGTACTCAGCAAAAGGAACACTTAGAAGGGTTCAAGAAAATGTATTAGCAGTTAGAAATGCTAGACTTGTAAGAGATACAACAACTCAAAGAAGAACTAGGAGATCAACTAGAACTGAGACTCGTCAGGTTGGTTGGTGGGATCCACTAGCACAATCATTCTTAATAACAGAAGATGGTGGTACATTTATTACTTCAGTTGATATTTACTTCAACACGAAGGATACAAATATTCCTATCTCTATGCAGATAAGAACAATGGAAAATGGTTATCCTACAACTACTATTCTTCCATTCTCTGATACCACATTAACTCCTGATCAGGTTCAGATCTCTGAAACTGGTTCTATTGCAACTAAGTTTACATTTAGAGCACCTGTTTATATCCCACAATCAATAGAACATTGTTTTGTTCTATTCTCTGATTCCAATACATATCAAGTTTGGATTTCAAGGATGGGTGAATTAGATATTTCTGGAGACAGAACTATATCCGAACAGCCTTATGCGGGTGTCTTATTCAAGTCACAGAACGCAACTACTTGGACTGCAGACCAGTATGAGGATATGAAGTTCATTGTTAATAGAGCGAAGTTTACTACTAATCTAAACTCTAGACTTACACTTACCAATGCTCCTTTAGATGTAGGTAACAATGGTAAGATTACTTTAGCACCTGATCCAATTCAAACTTATCAACCAGAGTTGCAACTTAATACTGCAGCATCTAATTTAACTGATACACCATTTACTATAGGTGCTCGTGTTTATCAGAAACAGTCTCTTGCTCAAGGAACTATTACTGCAAAAGCAAATAAAGCTGGTAGTGGATTTACTCTAACCATTAATGATATTAGTGGTACTTGGGTTGATGCACAAGCAATTGTGTCATCTAAGACTACTGGAACTATAACTCTAACAAGCACATCTGGATATGCAGTTGGTGATCAAATTACTGGTGGAACTAGTAGCACCACTGCTACAATTACTGAAGTAACTAATGCTACTACTTTAGCAGTTAATTATCTTTCTGGAATGTTTACAAACGGTGAGACAGTAACTGGTGATGGTGCAGGCGGTGGTACTGCAAGTCAACAGACAACAGTTCCTGGATCTGGAACAAATACGGTTCCTGCAGGAGACAGAGTGAGTTCTGCTACAGTTCAGGCAGCAACTCAATCAGGTGCTCCATCATATGATACATCTAATAGAAAGATCAGCATTGCACATTCCGATCATGGTATGCATGATTTAGATAATAATGTTATTATCGAAGGTGCTATATCTGAAATTTCAGATACTTATCTAACATCTGCTATATCAGCATCTGACACTGCTGTTAATGTTAATGATGCTACTGCATTCCATAAGATTATCAATGCTGCAGCAATTACTGCATCTAATGTAGGATACATTAAGATTGAAGATGAGATTATGTCTTATTCAGCAATTAGTAATGATGGTAAAACTATTACAGTTCATGAAAGAGGACTTGATGGAACTACTGCTGTAACACATGCTGATGAAACAGTTGTTGAATGTTATAACTTAGATGGTATTCCTTTAACAGAAATCAATAAGACACATGCTGCTATTGCTTCTCCAGCACTAGATGGTTATGAAATAGCAACTAATTCTCTTGGTAGATTGGGTATAAGATCTGGTGGTGAAGCAATTGTTGCAACTCAGAATGTTCAGTATGAGATTTTGGTACCTCAAATTGAAAGGATGTTACTTCCTAAGACAGATATTACTGCAAGAGTTAATACTATTACTGGTACATCTATTAATGATGGAACCACAATGGGACAAAACTCCTTTAGTAATACAGGAGAGTTTTTAGATGTAAACTTAAGTGAAGATAATCCTTTTGATTCTCCTCAGTTGATTTGTTCTGAACAGAATGAATCTGCAGAATTGAATGGTGCTAAGTCATTTAGAATGGATCTAACTATGTTTAGTAGCTTAGCAACAGTATCACCTGTAGTTGATACTGATAGAATGTCCATTACAACTGTAAGTCAAAGGATTAATAATCCTAGTAATGTTGATAGTGCAAAACTTGCTGTTGGTGACGAACATGCTGCTGTTTATATTAGTAAGGTTGCAAGTCTTACTAATAATTCCACATCAATTAAATTGATGTTTGCTGGTTACCGTCCACCAAATACTTACATAAAACCCCTATATAGAGTACTTCCTGCAGGTTCTTCAGATCCTATAGAGTCCTATGGATTTGAATTCTTCCCAACGGATACTGCTAAGATTCCTGAAACTACTGAGTTGGAACTATATAATGATTATGAGTATGAAGTTACTGGTTTAGACTTTACACAATATCAAGTTAAATTGGTATTTGTATCTGCAAACCAAGCATATGCTCCAACGGTTAAGGAACTTAGAGCAATCGCACTCGCTGTATAATGAACGTACCTGTTAAAGACCATGCTGGATGGTATCGTGATGAAAACGGAGCCATCCAATGTTCTGATTCTTCTACATATGAAAAGTATATGAAGGGTTATAGAGCAGAACAACAGAAACAAAAAGATTTTGTAGCTTTACAAAATGACGTTTCTGGGTTAAAATCAGATATGAGTGAGATTAAATCACTTTTACTAACGTTAGCTGACAAATCATGACAACCACTGAACTGGAAAAAGTATCACAAGAAACGATGCTTTCCCAATTTAAGGAAAGATATCAAAAATGCATTGCTGAGAATCAGCAATTAGCACAAAAAATTAAAGAAAATGAAGTTACAGCACTCAAGCTTCAGGGTGCTATTGAAGCATTAGAGTATTATAACCCTCCTGTCGAAGGAACAGCACCAGAGCGGCCAGACATTCCTGCTGATGATGTAACGGATGGGTCTCCTGAATTAACTGAATAATATCGAAGGGGGACGCAAGTCCCCTTTCTTAATGGCATAAATAACTTGGAAGCATGTTCCCATAGAGTTGTCTTAAAAATAAAATGGCAAATAGAATTCAATTAAGAAGAGGTGGTGCTCAAGATTGGGCTAACTCTAACCCAACCTTGGCACAAGGCGAATTAGGTATTGAACTTGATACTGGTAGATTTAAAATAGGTGATGGTGTTACCGCATGGAACACTTTAAGATATGAGCGTCCTGTTGAGTCTACATCTAATACCGCAAATACATTAGTACAACGAGATGCAGATGGTAATTTCTCTGCAGGTACTATTACATCAACCATTATTGGTAACTCTTCAACTGCTTCAAGACTTGCATCTGCTAGACAGATAACTTTATCAGATGACATAGTAGGATCTGGTGTTTTTGATGGTTCTGCCAACCTCACTATATCTACTGGACTACAACTAATTTCAACTCTACCTCATTATGATGGAACTGCTGGTGCTTCTGCAACTTATACAAAGGTAACTGTAGACGCAAAAGGTAGAATTACAAATGCTTCAACACCTTCAACTCTTGCTGATTATAACCTTAATGGAACTGTAGAGGGATCATCAGCTCAACCATATGATTTAGACTTAGTTGCACTTTCTGGTCTTACTACTACTGGTATTATTGCTAGAACTAGTGGTGGTGCTATGTCAACCAGAACCATTACTGGTACTGCTACAAGAATTGGTATGACCAATGGTAATGGTGTTTCTGGAAACCCAACCATTGATCTTATTACTACTGCTGTAACAGCAGGTGATTATAATACAGAATCTCTTACATCAGTATCTGGTGTTGGTAGTAACAGTGAACCATTTGGTACAGAAACTGTAAACGCTACGAAATTTACAGTTGACGCATATGGTAGACTAACTAGTGCAACCAATGTGCCTATTGCAACAGCAGTAGAAGGAACAGATGCAGCAGCATACAATGCAGCAACGACCTATTCCAGAGGTGATAGGATCACTAATGCATCGAAACTTTATCAAGCCATTGCAGGTATCTCGGCAGGAGCTGGAGCACCTACTCATTCAGATACTAGTGATGCTGGATCGTGGAGACACCTCGGTGCAGTTACGACAAAACAAAAAGGTCTCGCTTCCTTTGCTCAAGAAGATTTTGATGTATCTGCAGGGGGTCACGTTAATATCGCTGCTGCTGGTGTTGACAATTCTCAATTACAAAACAGTCGAATTTCCTTTGCTGACGGCAACGCAAAAGAGGACTTTGACCTCGACCAAGAATTAACTGCTACTACAGGATATCGTGGATTCAATAAACTCAACTATATCAAGATTAATGATACAAGCGGTAATCTACTGTTTGGTGCAAATAATACGGGTGATAGTGGTGCTGGAGAGATTGATATTAACGTCAGATCCTATTTCGGTGATCCAGACATTACCCTCAACGCATCGACTTCACAAACTTTAGACAAGATTGGTGATGGTAATCTAACATTCCAGACTACACAGAACTCATCTTCTGCTAGATCATTAAGTATACTTGCAACTAACTCTGGTGCTGGTGCTAGTAATATTGTTATAACTGCTGAAGATAAGGTTACTATTACTGCTTCAGAAGGAACTAACGGTAAAGTACAAGTAGAAGACACATACTTCCAAGGGGACTACATTGCTTCCTCTGCTGCTACCATGATCCTAGATCCTGGTGACGATAGAGCAACCAGTGGTAAAGTTCAAATAATGGGGGACTTACAAGTAGATGGAACGACTACAACAATTAATTCAACCGTTACTACGGTGGATGATCCTATCATTACTCTTGGCGGTGATACTGCTCCAGGTTCGGATGACAATAAGGACAGAGGAGTTGAATTCAGATATTACGACGCTTCAGCAAAAATTGGATTCTTTGGTTACGATGATTCGGCCGCTGATCTTGGAGGACATACAGGAGCATTTACATTCCTCTACGATGCCACAAATACCTCCGAAGTATTCTCTGGAACAGATGCAGGGATCATCGCTGGTAACTTAAAACTTACAACAAATACTAATTCAACATCTAATACTACTGGAGATTTGGTAGTAGCAGGTGGTGTTGGTATTGGTGATGATGTTAATATTGGTGGACTATTAGATGTAGACGGTACATTCCGTGCTAATAGCACATCTAGATTTGATGATAATATTGTATTCCAAGGTGCTTCTAAGACTTTACAACTGAACAATGGTTCAGGAACTACTAAGACTACACTTCATACCACAACAGGTAATGCAGAATTTGGTGGTATATTAACAGTAACAGGTAACACAGATTTAAATTCAAACTTAAACGTAGCATCTCTAGTTTATCTTGAATCAACTGATGAACCTAATATTGCTTTAAATGGTGGAACAAATCTTTATGAGATTCAAAGTTCTGACTATGGTGCATTAAGAGTAGATGGTGGTGGATATATTGATAAAGACGTTCTCTTTAATGGAGACATTTATATAAACGGTGATCTTAACCAGAGAGATAGTGGTACTGAGAGTTGGGGATTCAGGAACTGGTTGCAGGTCAGATATAAGGGAAGATTTGGTTCAAGTGTTGCTTACAACCCAACTTATGCTACACATAACACTTCTAACTTAAGAGTGTATGGTGGTGCTGGTGTTGCTCAAAATTTACATGTTGGTGCTACAGGAACTGGAGAAGGTTTCTTTGTTGGTAAGAAGAACTCTGGAGACACAGTTAAGTTTAGTGTTTTAGGTGCTTCTGGTAATACAACTATTGTTGGTGATCTTACAGTTAACGCTGCTGTTGACTTTGACACTACTTTAAACGTTGATGGTGCTGCTACATTCCAAGATAATGTTACTATCAATGCTGATAATAAAATGTTTACTATCGAGAATAACTCGGCAGTAGACCAATTTACAGTTGATACGGATAATGGTAACACATATATTGGTGGATCATTAACAGTTGATGATGCTGCTGAATTAAATTCAACATTAAATGTTGATGCTGGTGCAACATTCCAAGACAATGTTACGATTAACGCAGATAATAAATTCTTTAAAGTCCAGAATAATTCGAGTGCTGACAAGTTTACAGTTGACACAGATAATGGTAATACAGTTATAGCAGGTACATTAGATGTTACGAGCAACGTTGGTATTGATGGCGATTTTGACATTGCTACTTCTAAGTTCACAGTTGCTTCCGCTACTGGTAATACAGTAATTGACGGCACACTAAATGTAGATGGTAGTGTTGGTATTAATGGTGTAACTGCTATTGATGCAAACTTCTCAGTTAGAGATGGTAGCAACAACTATAAGTTTAAAGTCATCAATACAAGTGGTAACACAGATATTATTGGTACATTAACCGTTGGTGATGCTACACAGATCAATGACACCTTTGGTGTTTCAGGTGTAGTAACTGCTACGGCAAACACAGAGCAAACTCTAACAGGATCATACGCTGCTGATGGTGCTGCAAGATTCTCTGGTGGTATTGGTCTTGCTAAGAACCTTGCGGTTGGTGGTAGTGCTAGAATATATGGTAACACTGAATTAACAGGATCACTTGATCTTAATAGTAGTGCTGATATATCTGGTGCTTTAGTATGTAATGATAATGTGAACATCAAAGCAGACAATAAGATGTTTACTATTGAGACTGCTGCTGGTGTAGATAAGTTTACAGTTGATACCGACAATGGTAATACTGATATTCGTGGAACATTAGATGTTGGTGGAGATGTAACTGCTGAATCTAATTTCACTGTTACAGGGAATCTTACAGTCAATGGAACAACAACACAAGTCAATAGCACAGTTACCACTTACGACGACCCTATTATTACTTTGGGTGGTGACACAGCACCAGGATCTAACGATGGTAAGGATAGGGGTGTTGAATTCCGCTATTACGATGGCTCTGCGAAAATCGGGTTCTTCGGATATGACAGATCAACCTCCGAATTTGCATTCTTAACAAGTGCATCTAACTCTTCTGAAGTATTAACAGGAACTGATGGTGCTTTAAGAGTTGGATCAGTTCATGTAACTGGTGCAGGTACTTCTTTAGATGTAGATAATAATTTAAATGTAGATGGAACAGCAACAATAGATGGTCAAATAACTTCTAATCTTGCTGATGGAACTGCTCCATTTGTTATCACATCTACAACTAAAGTTAATAATCTAAACGTTGACCGTTTAGATAACATGACAACTGCAAGTGCAAACACTGCATCTACAGTTGTTAACAGAGATTCTTCTGGAGACTTTGCTGCTAATCAAATTACTGCTGCTAGTGCTGCTGGTGCTGGTGCAGGTTTCTTAGGTAACGCATCTTCTGCTGATGTTTGGAAAACTGCTAGAACACTCACTATTGATGGTGTAGTAGATGGTTCGGTTTCCGTCACTGGTGGAGCAGACTTTACGGTTACTACTACCTTTAATGACGCTGATATTACTGCCTTGGCAGCGATGAGTGGCACAGGATATGTTGTAAGAACTGCTGCAAATACATACGCACAAAGAACACTTGCTGTAACAGCATCCTCTGGTATTACTCTTACTAATGCTGATGGAGTTGCTGGTAATACAACTATTAACGTTGCTTCTGCAAGCACAAACGCTGCAAATAACTTAGTCATACGTGACGGATCTGGTGACTTTGCTGCTAATGAGATTACTTCAGACTTAGTTGGTAATCTTACAGGTGCTACTTCTACTGCTAAGGATCTTAACCCTGCTGCTGATAGCACATACGATCTTGGAACTAATACAGTTCGTTGGCAAACTGTATTTGCAGATACTGTAAATGCAACCACATACGTTGGTTCTCTTACAGGTACTTCTTCTGATGCTGCTGCGATTACGGTTGCTGATGAGTCTGCTGATACATCATGTAATGTGGTATTTGTTACTGCAGCTACTGGATCGCTTGCTCCTAAGACAGGAACTAATTTAACCTTTAATTCTAGTACTGGAAATCTTGCTGCTACTACCTTTACAGGTCTTGTAGTTGGTGATGTTACAGGTGATCTTACAGGTAATGCTGACACCGCAACTCTTGCTTCAACAGTAACTGTTGCTGATGAATCAACTGATACTTCATGTAACGTTCTTTTCGCAACTGCTGCGACTGGTTCTCTTGGAGTTAAGAGTGGAACTAATCTAACTTTTGATTCTGCAAATGGAGTTCTAACTACTACTTCTGTAACTGGAAATCTAACTGGTAATTTAATTGCTACAACATCTACTGCTAAGAATATTAATCCTGCTTCTGATAGTGCTCATGATCTAGGATCTAACACTGTTCGTTGGCAGAATGTGTATGCAGATGCTGCTAATATTACTGCTATAACAGGAACCTTAACTGGTACTGCATCTAGTATTGCAAACCACACTACTGATGCATTAGCAGAAGGATCAACTAATCTTTACTTCACTAATGAACGTGTTGATGATAGAGTTAATGCTCTTATCGTTGCTGGTACAGGTATCACTAAAGTTTATGATGATGCTGCCAACACATATACATTGACTGTAACTCAAGCAGACATTGATACTGATAATATAACAGAAGGAGGTAACAATTTATTCTTCACTAATGAAAGAGTAGATGACAGACTTAATGCTGTTATTGTAGCAGGTACTGGTGTTACTAAAGTTTATGATGATGCTGCAAATACTTACACATTATCTGTAACTCAAGCAGATCTTAATACTGATACAGTTACTGAGGGATCAACAAATCTCTTTACAACTGCTGCAAGAACAAGAACGCACTTTACATATGGAACTGGTATTACTCATAGTTCTGGAACTCTATCGGTCACACAGGCAGATATTGATACAGACAATGTAACTGAAGGATCTACAAATCTATTCACAACTGCTGCTAGAACTAGAGGACACTTTACATATGGCACAGGTATTACACATAGTTCAGGTACTCTTAGTGTTACTCAGGCAGACATTAATACTGATAATATAACTGAAGGATCTACAAACGTATTCTTTACTAACACTCGTGCAGACGCAAGAGTTGCTGCTGCTACTGGTTCAAACTTAGATCTATCAAGTAAGTCTACAACTGACCTTTCTGAAGGAACTAATCAATACTATACAGAAGCAAGAGTTCAAGCAAAACTTGACAATGCTTATGAGCAACTAAGAGCAATGTTGAATAACCTTGCTACTGCAACAACATTAAAACTAAATCTATCTGGAGATCCAACTCCTGGTGCAGTTGTAACTCTTGGATCTATCTCTAATGATGGTCTTGGTGGATACACTGCTGGAACAAATGTTGCTACTACAGGTGGAACTGGATCGTCATTAACAGTTGATACTACAGTAACAAATGGTGCTATAACTGGAATTGCTTTAAACACTGCAGGTACTGGTTATCTTATTGGTGATACAATCACAATTACTAACCCTAATCTAGGTGGTGTTAAGACACTTAACCTTGGATCACTATCTAACGGTGTTGGTGGATTTACTTCTGGAACTGCTGTTGCTACTTCATCCTCTGGATCAGGAACTAATTGCACAGTTAATACAACTGCTGATGGCAACGGTGCTATTACTAACGTAGTAATTAACGCTGCAGGGTCTGGTTATGCTATCGGAGAGACCTTAACCATTACTAACCCTAATGCAGGTGGTGTAGCAACCGTAGACACGCTTGTAGGTGGCACAGGATATGCTAATGGAACTGCTATTGCTACTACAGGTGGTGGAGGATCAAATTTAACACTTGATCTTACAACCTCTAATGGTGTGGTAACTGGAGCAACAATTAATGCTGCTGGTACAGGATACGCTGTAGATGACACAATTACTATTGTAAATGCTAATGCAACTGGTATTAGGACTCTTGGTTCTATAGCAACTCCTGGAACAGGATATGCTAATGGAACTGCTATTGCTACTTCTGCTTCTGCTTCTGGATCTTCTGCAACTGTTGACATTACAGTTGATGGATCTGGTGCTGTAACAGGTGTCACAATTAATGATGATGGAACAAACTATGCTGCTTCTGAAGTATTAACAATTACTAACGCTAATGCATCTGGAGTTAAGACTCTTGGAACTATCTCTGCTGCTGGTACTGGTTACACTGCTGCAAATGGAATTGCTACAACTTCATCTGGATCAGGAACTGGATTGACTGTTGACATTACAGTTTCTGCTGGTGGTGTTGCTACAGTAGCAATTAATGATGATGGATTAAATTATGCAGCATCCGAAGTAATTACTATCACTAATGCTAATGCAACTGGTGTTAAGACTCTTGGATCAATCACTGCTGCAGGAACTGGATATACAGAAGGAACCACTACTGGAGTTGCTACAACTTCATCTGGATCAGGAACAGGACTAACAGTCGATGTTACTGCTGATGCATCAGGAAATGTCACTGGAGTTGCAATTAATGATGATGGATTGACTTATGCAGCATCTGAAATTATAACTATATCAGGTAGTGGTAATGGTGATGCAACCATAACGGTATCTGCTATTCATGGAAATGGAGCACAGATTCCAGTATCCGCTATACATGGTAATGGATGCACAATTCCTGTATCTGCTATTCATGGAAATGGAGCAACAGTTGATGTTGCTACAATCTTTGCTAATGCAACAGTTAATACTTCTACAGTATTCACTAATGCAACCTTTGCACTTGCTGACATCACAACGATGGAAATTGGTGCAACAGTAACTGGAGCAACCTCTGGTACAACTGGAGTTATAACTGCTATGGATGCGACTTCAGTCACAGTTGATAATGTTGATGGTTTCTACAAAAAAGGAGAAACCGTTGGTGCTAATGATGTCACTAATCTGACTATAAGTTCATTCGGATAATAAGATATGTCTGCTACTAGACCCGCTTCTAAAACAGAATTAAGGGATTATGCTCTTCGTAGGTTAGGTTATCCTACGATAGACATCAACGTTGCGACTGAGCAATTAGATGATCTAATAGAAGAAGCAATCGATTACTATCAAGAATATCATTATAATGGAAGTTATAAAACTTTCATGAGAATTGAAGTAACCGATGCAATTCAAACTGCTGCACAAGCATTTACTCAAGAAGGTTCTACTGCATGGTATGGTTTAGATAACTATGTTTCTACACCACCAGGGATGTTGGGTGTTAATCATGTTTATACAGGAATCGGTGCATCGAGTATAGTACCAGGCAATATATTCAATATCAAATATCAGATCTTCTTGAATGACATCTATGCTATGACGCATGGTCATATCTTACATTATTTCCTTACATCTCAATATCTTGAGACTCTTGATTGGGTAACTAACTCACAAGCAAACCGTAGAGTTAAATGGAATGAACATCAAAATAGATTATATCTTGATTTTGATTGGGCAGATTTAAATGCGGGTGATTATATAATGGTAGATATGCAGATGAGACAAGATCCTGTAACATACACCGATATGTTTAATGACAATTGGTTAAAAGATTATGTTGAAGCCTTGTTCCAACAGCAATGGGGTCGTAACCTAAGTAAATATGACGGCATTCAAATGTTGGGTGGTGTCACACTTAATGGTAGACAAATTTTAGAGGATGGTTCTAAATTCAAGACCGATCTTGAAGAGGAACTTCGTGATCGTTATGAGATTCCACCAATGGACTTAGTGGGGTAACTAAATGACTTTTAGAAATACACCAGCACAAGATTACGTTCAATCCGATTATACGTCTTCATCCCGTTTACAAATAAACGGTTCTGCTCAAGAGCAGAAATTCATGGAAAACCTTATCGTAGAAAGCATTGAAATTTATGGGCAAGACATATATTATGTACCGAGAACTATCGTCAATCGTGACACGGTTTTCGGAGAAGATTCGGACGGTAAGTTCGAGTCTGCAAAACCAATCCGAGCCTATGTCAATAATGTCGATGGATGGGAAGGCCAAGGC